TTTGTTCTTGTCTAACTCTTTATCACCATAAACAGATTGAACCAACTTATCCATAGTAATGTAAACCGAATCTGTATCTACTGCCACTACATAATCTTCATCCGTTTTAAGAAGTTCGTTGAGATATCGATTGATTTCTTTCTCTATCCACTTGATGGATAATTGTCCAGAAGTAGTAATAGCTTCTGCAATCCGTTGATCAAAGAAACGAAAGTGCTGATTCCCCATCGCACCAAATGCAGAGTTGAGTGTAATCTTTAAATTCATTTGTATATTATAATACTTAGAAATTAAATTTCTTAACTCAAATCTTTTTTGGGTATCTTTTTCTTTTTGTAATTTCTTCTTTGTATCAATCATCATGCCTTTATATTTGACACGATCATCATATATTTGTTGCATCATCTCGGGCAAAAATCCCTGTTTATCTATTCGATAAAATTCATTATTGGGAGTATAAGTAACTTTATATTTTTTTAGATTTAATAATTGAGATTGATCTACCAGACCTTCTACTCCTGGCCTTGCATCTTTGATCTCCTGCAACTCACTTGGAAGTTCATCCGTAATCAATGTCTCTGGTGAAAGATTATACTGCATGATCAGATGAGGATACAGAGAATTTAAATCGAAATTCACAACCCAATTATGAGCTCCAAGAATTGGTTCCTTCACATATGCACCTTCAAATTGAGTAGATTTGTGTGAAGTTGTTTTGGGTGGAATTACAGTGTTTTTTCTAAGAAGATGATTGTAAATTAGTGTATCCCACATTCGTACTTGTCCAAATGTATTTCCATAATTGACTTTACAAAGATATGCAAGAGAAATCACCATCTCAAGCAATTTCATCTTATTTTCAAGTTGTTCCACCAATTCTACATCTTTAATATTATAATCAATGAATTTTTGATAATCATTTTTATAGAGAAGATGTAATGTGCCTCGTTCCGAATAATCTAATTTCTGTTCTCCCAATTCAACATTTGCAATATGATCGAGTCGATAAGATTCTTGATTTGTGTAAGTAAATTTTTTGAAAAGTGCCAAATAATCAAGAGTTTCTACACCATATATTTCATAAGTTTGAAGTTCCCGGCCACCCAAACCAAACATCATATATTCACGTAATCTTCTCCAAGGAGAAAGTAATCGATATGGATTCTTTTTCTCATCAAACAATCGTTTTGCACGATTCACTAGATATGGAATATCAAATGTATCAATATTCCATCCTGTTACAATATCTGGTGACTCTTTATCCCACATCATGAAAAACTTTTCAAGAAGTGCCCGTTCACTTGAGCATTTTAAATAGAATATATTTTCACGTTTATTCTGATAATCACCGCATCCAAAAACATAGCAATTATTTCCTATCTTGAAAGTAATCGCAGTTACTACTTCAAATGCATTCTCTACACTAGGAAATCCATTCTCTGAGCCCACCTCAATATCAAGATATGCTATTTTAATTTGAGATATATCATAATTGATATGTTCTTCTGGAAAATGTTCTGCAATAAAAGAGAATTCAAACTTATCATTACCGTAAATTTTGAAGTTATCAACTTCTTTATATTTTGCAATGAACTCCCGACAATCTTTCATTGTACCTGGCTGGATTTCTCCAACAGGATCACCTTCAAGAGTCCGAAATTTAGTTTTTTCTTTGGTAGGAATGTAAAGTGTTGGTTGATACTCTACACGATCTTTGAATCGTTGACCATCATTAGAGATGCCACGGAATAAAATATTATTTCCTAGTGCAGATACATTTGTATAAAAACTCATTTATTTTTTTTATCAAAATCATGATATTTAACATAATTAACATTTAATTCATCTAATTTATTATAACACATTAAAATGTGTTTGTCAATCCAATTCTTCTTTGTATTGAATTGACCTACTACAAATAAAAATTGTAGGTAAACTAACCATACATATTTCATGACCCATCCTTCGATTTTGTTAAAAAATCACGAACTAACAAAACCATTTTTATAAACTACACCATTTTTAGTTTTAAGTGCAGTAAGTATTTTTCTACGATTACCCATCAAATTGTAACTACAATGTACCCATCCACTATTAGGATCATCTCCATCGTAGAACTCTAAAATGAGTTGGTCAAAATCTAAATTCTTTGCAATCCATTTTGCAAGGTCGGGATTTGGTGTTGAAAACGATTCAAAATCCGCTGCCTGGCCATTACAGTGTTGACTTGTTTTTGATCCACCAACCTTTGCGTTTAGTGCAAGACTTCTGTAGCCCGAATTGATTGTAATTATTCCAAACTGATCCCTTGATGGTTGTAAGATATGAATTGCAAGATGTGTCAGATTCACAACATGATATAAATTGGGAGTATTATCTACATTCAATCTTTCTGCCGTGGCACTCTTTGTCATTTCTGAAAGTGCAAAGTTTTTTGATAATCTTATTATATCTGCCATATCACTTTCCTTTCTCAACATCAATAGATCCAGTTGTAGGATCATATGAAACTGTGAAAGTCATTTCTATTGGTTTGAATGTTCCATCTGCCTTAACTATGGGCAATTTACCTTCAACAGCACCCATCAATGCATCTTTAGCATTTGTGAATTGGTGTGAGGGATCGTCTTTTATAACTTTGTCTAATTCTTTTTTTGCTTCCTTTGGAAGTAAATCATCTATCATACTTTCAACATGTTCTTGTGCTAGGTCTGTTGCTTTGTCTACAACAAGACTAGAAATAACATTGAACAATAATACTGGTAACATAATTTTTCTCCTATAAATAATTAAAAACCCCCCACTAAAGTATATATTAGTAGGGGGAAGAGGTATGTTACTTCTTTTTGTGTTCAATCACATTTGGTGTTGTGATTGGAACGATACGTGGTTTCTTTTCTTCTGGAACCACTTTTTCCAGATTGATGTTCAGAAGACCATTCTGAAACTCAGCTCCGTTGACAATCATGTCATCAGAAAGAGTCCAAGATTTAGAGAAAGACCTTCGGGCAATTCCCCTATGAACATACTGCTGTTCCGCAGTATCTTTGGATTCTTTTGAACGAACAGAAATGACTCCATCCGCTACTTCAACTTCAATATCACGTTCAGAGAATCCTGCAAGAGCAATCTCAATAACATAATTGTAGTCATCGACCTTACGAATATTATAAGGTGGATATCCACTTTCTTGTTGAGTAGTTGGGAAGTTCATCAAACGATTGAACATGGAGTCAAATCCTACGGAAAGACCCATAAAACGTTCAAGATCGCCTGCTGTGAAATTAGTGTGATGTGCTAGTGTTACCATATTACCTCCTTCTAAAAGCAAGGTTATTAAAAAATCCCCACCCCCTAGCACGGGCGGTGGGTAAGTTAGAGGTTTCCACTATGGACAACCTCAATCACGCCAACCCTCTCCTTTTAGGAAATGTTCGGCACGATGTTTTAAAACAATCCAAATCAGTTTTATTAGTGAATTTTCTGCGTAGTTTCCTGCACTTCTCACTAATAATTTGTATTTTGTTTCCATAGTTATTTATCTCACATTTAACTTTTTTTTGTAAAAAGATATAATCTTTCACTATTCCCAAATTCTTTCTGTTTTCCAACATCTAATGAAGTTTGAGTTTTCCATTGAATTTGTTTAACTCCAATATCAGTAAAATATTTCTTTGCAATATTTGAAAGATCATCACCAATAAAAATTGTTTCATTTTTGCTCCTATATTGTGGAACAATAACAAAACAAAAAATACCACCTTTTTCAAGAACACTATGACATATTTTCACAGTCTCTTCCCAATACCCCTTTAACCAATCTTGATAATTTGGAAAAGATTCAATTGATTGTTCGCCTCCTTCATATACTTCTAAATCAAAATATGGTGGAGAAAAGAAAACAGAATCGAAATATTCTTTATAGGTTTCTATAAAATTATGCCGTTTATCTAGCTGTTCAGAAGGACAACAATAAAAATCAAATTTTAAATCATCACCAATTAATGGATTACTGGTATGCTCTTCACATAATTGTTTGCATTTATCCACTACATGAGGAATTACATCTACGCCCACATAATGTTTAACATTAGCACTAAATGAACCTATAATATAAGAAGCCCAACCCAAACATGGTGTAAATAATTTTTCTGATTTTAAAATATTACTAATGATATATCCAGCTGTATTAGGATTGAATATAGAAGCTTTACTTGATGTGCCTCTAAGTATACCAAAAAGACGAGAGTTTAATTGTTTATCCTTTGCTACAAACTTTTGGGAACTTGGTTGTTTCCACATTCTGTAGATAAATGGATGTTCTACACATTTTTTTAAAACTTCGTAAGTTGTGGGTAATCCCATTGAATTTGTCGTATACGTTGAATATACATCTTCCCAAAATAGATTTTTGACAATTCTCCCATACTCAGTTTTTATAGAACCATCTATAATTCCTGGCTTTTTAGGATCTTCACAATTAGTGATACCAGAAATATTTTGTCTGGCCGTTTGTTTTATATGTAAATCATACCAGTTCTGCAAAAACATTTCTGGAGCTTCTACAAATACTTGATAACATCTTCTACAAAAATCTTCAATTAATTCATCTGTCCAAAGTTCACTTTCGTTAGCCCATTCAACAAATAACTTAGCATCTTCATAAGTTTCTCCATACTTGGCTAATAATTTTAATTTAGATTTATATTCAGAATACTCTATTTTTTCTGGAATATTAAAAGATTTCAAAAAATCATTAAAAGAGCTGTGAACCATTTATCCTTTTCAATTCTATATTTGCATCATCAATTGTTTTTAATATTGAATTCCAATATTGTGTTGATTTTTCTCTATTTGACATTATATACTCAAAAACCCTATCTTTATTTTCTGGTACATTAAACCAATGAACAAAATCGAAATTATATGTTGCGGTTTGTAATTCTTCTAAAGTATATTCTGAACGTTCTGATAATCTTACAAGTTCTTCGTGTGTATAAAATTCACTTGGTAATAATGCTCTTTTTTCACAATTGCACCCCTTACATAAAGGAATACTATTTTTCAATGTGGCTGGATGGAAGTAATGTAAAGATAATATATGATCTATTGCAATGTTATCATGTGAACCACATTTAAAACATTCCTCACCATGAATTTCCAAACATTGTTTTCTCAATTCCAACTCAGTTAGAATTATTTCTCCACGTTCTTTTCTAAAAATTGCGACAACTGATTCTTTGTATCGGCCACTTGCGGAATCTGATAATTCTTCAGATGTTCTTAAACCATTTCTCCAAACTCCGTATCCTAAAGTACACTCCCCTTCCCTATTACCATACGGTTTGTTCCAAATATTAATTAAAGAACGTGAATGTATTGGTTCTCTTCCGACTGCTTCACAAGCTTTACAATGAACCATGTCTTCTTCATATTCAATTATTTCACCAGTAATAATATCATTTCTACTTTTTCCTAAATCATCTCTTTTTGCAGAATACCCCCAATGTTTAAGAATTATGCCTCTATCGCGGCCACCAGTAGGTTTTCTTCCATATATTTTTTTAAAAACGAGAATAAAAGTTTCAGGAGAAATATTCATAATCTATTATTCAATTAAGATTATATAATAATTATACTAATTTTTGATGTAAATGTCAAGTCAATTCTTACCAGTTGATCCAAAACCACCATCTCTTTCAGTTTTTGTCTCTGGACGTTCATTTACCTCTTGTAAAACACATGGTTGATCTTTAAAAAGTTCACTCTGACAAATACGTTCATTATTATTCACATATTTAACATCTCCACTTATATTTACAATCATTGCAAAAACTGGTTCAACATAATCTGAATCAATAATCCCCACATTATTTGCAAGGGTTAATCCTTGTTTCAATGCCAGGCCCGATCTTGGATATAATCTCATTGAATACCCATATGGAATATCAAAAATAAGTCCAGTAGGTATTAAAACTCTCTCTTTAGGATTAACCTGTACTCTTTGATTTTGCACCAATCTATTTTTTATTTCCAACTCATCAACATGGTTTATATACACCGAAACTGCTGAGTTGTCTGGTAAAAAAGAGTACAGGTCAAAACACGCAGACCCCTCTGTAGCTCTTTTGGGGTCTTTTACACCTGAAAATAATTTATAAAATCGTAAATCATTCGTCCAACTCATCAGAATCCCTTTTATTTCCAATATTATATTTGGGAGTAAGCTCCCACTCATCCTTTTCCTTGAAGGAAAGGATTTTCAACTGGCTCAATGGCACAGTAGGTTCTGATGATTTATCTGGTTCTACAAGAGAAATTAATTCCCATTCTGTGAGAAGATTGGCAATAGTATTTCGTCTTGCTTCATCGTTTTCAGAAAAATTAGTTGTCTTACCGTCTAATGCAAACAACTCTTTAAAATGTACTATGTAATATTTTCCCTGCTTGTGCAGGATATGACATGATTGAAATAAAGTTTTTTCTTTGCGTGATGCAATTCCGATTCGTGTAAGAGTTTCCCTGACTTTGAGAAAATCATCGGGTTCTTTTAATGTTACTTCAACCATAGCTTGAATAATGTTTTCACTCATTTTGTCCTTTCAAACCACCTGTATCAATTTTTTGTTTAATAATATCCAGTTGCGAATCATTAAGTAAAGTAGAGTATTCTCTCGCTTTCGCATAACTGCACTTATAATATTCTTTGATTAATTCGAGAACTCCATTGTTTTCACGTTTCAACCATTTTCCATACCGTTTCTTCGGTCTGATTATATTTAGAAAAAAGTCGAATTGAAGCTTCGAATCTAGGTGATTCTGAACGTTCATTTCGTTTGCATAAAGTACTGTATCGTGATTAAAACTTAATGCACGATTTATAATAAACTGTTTATACTCCTTTTCTAATTCGGGAGTTTCATCCATCAGATTTATCTTGCCGTGATTAATCTGATTTACAAAATCAAAAGGGCTCATGACATAAACTCTGATAAAGTTGATCTTACATTACTTTTATTTAATTCACTATGAAAATCTTCATGTTCTTTCATAGAATATTTAGAACCATCAAATCCTTCTAAATATTTTTCCACTTTATTCTTCATATCCTCATTTGGAATAAACAAACGAGTATGGCGAGAAGTTGGGTCATCTTTCAAACCAAATTGTAAACACCATCTACGAATTGTTTCCCATGAATTTCCACCTTGTGCATCAACCATAATTGGATGTGTTTGAAACAAAAAATCCTTCTTATATTCCATACCATTTAGAACAAAATACAACCATGGCTTGCAAAATGACCCTTCTTTATTCATTTTGGTATGTTGCCAACTACTCATCATGGCCTGTACTAAATTATCACGAAATGTATTATCGTGTGTTGGTACAGAATGAGAAAAATCACTTGGCATATTTTGAATCATTTTTTGAAAATCATCCTTTGTTTTAAAATAAAACGGATAGTTATCACCAAGAACTTCTCTCATCATAGGTGAATCATAAACTAAAGTTGGCGTTCCCACTAAAATTGGATCTTGTACCGATAAATTCCATGTTGCATATCCCTTAATCCACGCAACCGATGCATAAGAACCACGTAAAAAATCAGAATAAAGTTCATAAGAACCAAGTCGTGATTTAGGAATTCCTTCATATGCATATTTAAATCGGCCTGGTTCATAAACAGAATCAGTATCATCTTCTTCCAGTTCTTCTAATTTTCCACCTTCATCTACTGGCGAATATCCAGACAATGGTTTTTTAACTTTTTCATCTGTAACAAGAACCAAATATTCTTCTGGAAGTCCTTCCATCATTTTATGAAGTTGTCTTGCACCAGTAGTTTCATTCCATCGATGATTAAATGCAATTACTTTTATTCCTTCTGGCGGGCTCCAATACTCACCATTCGTTTGAGGAAGTGGTTTCGCTTTAAGTGGCATCTTTGCAATTTTATTCATCAGAATTTTTTCATCTGGAATAAGAACATGAGGTTTCTTTTCTCCAAAATTTGACATAAGATATTTCAAACTCATATCGGAATGAAAAAATATCTTACTACACCTGTCAATCGCTTCAAATTGTCTGAAAAATGTTGGTGGAAATGCTGGTGCAGGGCTCGATGCATTGCAATCTACCCAATGGAAAAAACACATGGAATCTGTATTGTTCATTCCATAACGAAGAGACAACAAATTCCAAAGAACATTTGTAAGAATTTCTGGTTGATGACAAAATACAAAATCAATATCAATTGAGGAAGTATGTAATGTAATGAATTCGCCAGGACGAAATTCTACTTTTTGTCTACCAGAAAAGATTCTACAGAATGTTTTACCATCAAAATTAGCACGATTCTGCATAACCGATTGGGGATAAGGAAACGGAATTATAGTTACGTTATCCATCGAATAAAGTTTATCTGATGAAGAGAGCGTGTTCCTTTCTGGAATCATTATATAGTGATGACACATTGGCAAAAAATTCACCGTGTCCATCATTACCTTCCAGTTAGAACAACGCTCTACTTCATACTTACTTCCTTTCCATCGAACAGGAGAAGCTACGTGTAGTATACGTTTCCCAAAAATCACTGTTTTACCATATTTTTCAAATATTTCATTCATACAAACTCACATTCTGCCATTAATTCAACCAAACAAGCAACAAGATTGACTTCTTGATCTGCAACAAAAGCAGATTTGTATTGATAATCTGCAATAATTAATACTGCTGGAGGTATAGAAGATCTTTCCAATACCTCATATAATTTGTCATAAATTTTACGATAAACTGATACTGGATCATTATCTACATTCGATGTAACCCATTGGCGCATTTTTTGAAAATCTTTTTCTCGTAATGCAGAAATCAATACAGATAAATTCAATTCACCAATATTCGCAAGAATACCAGAATCGATGTTTCCTGAAGTTGCATATCTTTGAAGTTCGTTAATGACTCTACGAAAATCTGGAAAATGTTTATTGATTAATTCTACAATTACTTTCTTGTCATGAGTTACATTTTCTGTTGTCAACATTGATACACATCGTTCCATGAACAGAGATGCAATATGTGGTTTCTCTTCTTTACTCAATCCAAAATCTACAACCGCACATCGTGAATGAATCGGATCTATAATTCGATTTTTATAATTACAAGTAAAAATAAACGAACAATTTTCTGCAAACTTCTCAATGAAGTTTCTCATGGCTGGTTGTACAGAATCGGGATTCATGTAATCCGCCTCATCAATAATAACAACTTTACGACCACCACCAAGAGAAATAGTCGAACAGAATTGAGTCAATTTGGTTCGCAGGGTATCAATCATTCTACCCTCATCTGAACCATTAATGATTATGTAATCGGAATTTGTTTGTTCACAAATTGCTCGTGCTGCGGTTGTCTTACCAACTCCTGACGGCCCTGTGAACATAAGATTGGGAATCTTTTCATCTTTTACAAGATCTGATAAAGTTCCCTTGATTGTTTCGGAAAGTATACATTCATCGATGGTCTTGGGCCTATATCCCTCAACCCATAATAAAGATTCGGTCATAATAATTATTCCTCAAAAGTAGAATTTTGTTCAAGTGCTATCCAATACTGAAGTGAATCACCCTCTCGTTTGAAATGTGAAATGCGTTTAGATGAAAGTGATACATCATATGTCCCTTCCAAAATTTTATTGAGATTTTCTGTTTTGAAAATCATAGAAAATGTTTTATCAGTCGAACCAACTTTAGTTGAAAATTGATCTGATGATGGATTGCCTGTATCGGATACAACAAATAATATTTCCGAACCATTACCTTCAACAACAATTTCTGGAAGTCCCAAAGTATTAGCTGCATTGATTGTTTTCTTAAATTGATCCTGAGATAATTTAAAATTAACTTCTGCATCTGGAAAAGTTATATCTTTATCAGGCGGTGTTTGAAACATTGAACTACTTCCACAATAACGATAAATTGCTTT